TTCTATTATTTTTATATTAATTCAATTTTATATTTTAAGGATATATTTTAAGGATATATTTTAAGGATACTATAGTAACTAATTATACCATTTTACTTTTTTCGGTAGGTCTTTGTTCGGTGTTTTCTAACAGTTCGCTTTTTGGTTTTATTATTTCTCTTCGTTTTCTTATTGCTTTTCTTAGGATGCTGGCGCTGGCGGCGACGCTGACGAGTGCCACCGGCCTGTTTTTTTTTGAAAATGTGTTCTTTAATAAATTCATACATCGGACCAGCACTTCGGTCGCCATTATACGATTTAAATTTGGGGTTGCCATTTTCAAAAACGATGGCGCCAATGGTTGGGTAACCGTCAATACCAAATTTTGCTTTCTCTTTCATTTCAGTAATAACTGCATCATTGTGAAAGTCTTTTTCAATTGCAACAATCGCCATCGTTTCATTAGAATGAGTTTTCTCTATGGTTTCTATTAATTTTTTCCACATTGGCACTAAATTTTTACAGTGACCACACCAATCTGCATAAAATTCAACGAACATGGGTTTTTTATTATCAAATAGTTGTTTTACATCTTCTATTGTCTTCTTATAATTGTCTTTTATTGTATCGCCTTTTGCATCCTTTCCTTTGCCAGTAACATACGCAATTTCAAGTTTGTTATTATGTTGTACCATTATATATTATTTAGAGATTAAAAAAATCCATCATACATAAAATTATATATGGTTTTATATATATGTATAAATTAATTGTCATTTTACTATTATTTTTATTAGGATTTTATTTCATTTATCGGTCAAATGATATTGAAGCATTGACACCGTCACACTCTGCCGGCAATAATAGCGATGAAGAATATAAAGTTGCAGAAAATTGCCCTGATATTCTTATTCAAAAAGGGAGTGAGTTTTTTTTATATAATTCTAAACGCGCTAATGTTCCTGGTGTAAATCCAATTCGTTTTGATAATTTAGAAGATTATATTGAATTTACTGAATGGCAACGCAGTCAAGGAATTTTATGTCCCATTCTATTTTTACAGCATTCGTATAATGCACAGGGCGAATCGGTGTATAAAGCACGTCCTGGTCCAACAAATCAGCAGGGCGGATTGCCTGATATGTATATAACACCGCAAAATATATACCCTGATTTTAGTCATTTGCCCGATTTTAATAATTTAAATGTCATTCCGCCACCAAACGAAGATATAACAAGTAAATTACTGGATGCAAATCACGCTACTGGTTATTTTAATAAAAATGCTTTTCCTGGATTTGACCCCCAAAATCAATACATTGGGGTTGAAACGCCTATTGACCGTATATATCATAGCGATGTGCATACGAGATTAAGTCCTAATCCAATGGACCATAATTGGGGCGGCGCTGAATATACGCATAGTCTTGTAGATGCCGGAAATTATAAGGACAGAGAAGTTAGAAAATAAGAAATGAAAATTATATTCACTTCTTTTTAATATTTTTTTCCTTCCCTCCCTTTTTTTTAACCTTGCTATTATCAACACCTCCGCCAAATAATTCGGTTAATATGGTTTCAGTTGTCGTTAATATCCTTATATTTTTATTATGTCTTTTTATTTGGCTCATATTATTTGTGTAGGTAGACTGGTTTTGACCCTGGTTTTCGCCAATAGTTAACATTAAATCAGAGCTAAATATAATTTCTTCGGTTTTATAAGCATTCAATAGTTCAATATAGCTATTTTTTAACTCTGATTCGGTTTTAGCGATGTTATCCATATCTTCATTGTTGTATTCTAAATCATCTTCATTAATACCCTTTAATTTTTCTTTTAATACTTCTTCATTGTATTTTCTGGTTTCTTCGTCTTCCTTTTTCTTCTTCTTTTGCGCCTCGGTTTCTTTTGGTGGCGGTGGGGGTGGTTTTTCTTTTGGATCTTTCTCTACCTCTTCTTGTAAATCTTTTCCGCTAGTTGCCGCCAAATAATCTATGGTTGCAGTTAAAGACTCTATTTTTTCACATTTATTTATCAACTCATTTATAATACTACCAAATGTAATATTTTTATTTTTATCATTAATAAGATTAAAAATTTGGATTTTCTCTCGTGCTATATAATTCGTAATTAGTATATTGTATTCTTCTATTAATAATTTATCAATAATTTCAAATTGTTCTAAATTTTTATTATTACGTAGGTGTATTTCTCTAATAATTGATTGTTTTATATCTTCTGCTAATTGTTTTTCATTTGCTTTTCTTAATCGTTGTTTTTCAGTATCCGCTCTTTTTTTATCTCGTTCTTCCTGTTCGCTCAGCTCTTCTTTACTTTTTTTCTTTTCCTTCCCCTTCCCTTCTTTGTCGGTCAAACCTTCAATTACTTTAAGTTGAAAATTTAATGATTTAGAAGCGATACAAAACACAACAATAATTACTGCTGCATAACCAATAAATTTATAAATATCATCTGAATTCATTATATATTATTGTTTTTACTATTTTTTACTATATATAATGAATTAAATTTATTTTTTAATTGTAATAATAACATCACCCTTGCTATTATTATCGCTATTGATGCTAGTGCTGCTATTGCTGCTAGTGTTGTTTCTATTGTTATCGCTATTGATGCTAGTGTTGCTATTGCTGCTATTCTTGTTTCTATTGTTATCGCTGTTATTATCGCTGTTATTATTATCGCTGTTATTATCGCTGTTATTGTTATCGCTGTTATTGTTATCGCTATTATCATCGTTCTTATTGGTTTCATCCCTATGCTTAATATCTCTTCTCCCTTCTTTAAAACCTTCTATTTTTTTTCGGTTTTGGGTTTTAACTGTTTTTATAACAATATAAACCACAAAACTAACTAGTGCAACAATACCAATCTGTTTATATATTTTTGGAACTAATTTACATTTTAACTGACTACGTTTACCTTTCATTATATATAAAATTATAATAAAATATATACTCATTTATACTGAATAAATATGTTATTTTATAGTGGGTATGATTATGCTTATGCTTATGCTTATGCTTATGCTTATGCTTATGCAGTTTCTATCGTCATCATGGAGGGTTTCACTAAAAAATCATAAATAGTATTAATGCATGGTTTTGTTAAATGGGTTGTCTTCCCATTTTTACTTGTTATCTGCACCTTATTTAAACAGGATGCATCTGTTTCAAGTGACTTTACTAAATTTGAAAAGGTTTGAAAGTGCTCCATGATTGATTTGGCCGACACATTGCTTACACTAGGTATTTGCGATAGCATTATTTCACCTATATTTTCTGGTGTAATATTCTCTCGCTTGATTCTCTTTCCAACCACTTGTGCATAATTGGTCGTTGCATCAATCTGTTCGGCACCTCCACTGTAATACGGTAAAGCATCCGGTCCTTCCTTAATTAATTTAGTTGCAAACTGAATGATCCATTCGGCCGTTTCTTCTAAACTGGTTGTGCGATAGAGAGAGAATCCCTTAAAATAACTAATACTAACCATGGCCGATAGTAAGGTTTTTTTATCAGGCATTCCTTTAAAAGGACGATAATACCTAAAATCACCTTCTACCACATAATAAATATGGTGATTATGTATAGTGCATTGGTTTAACCGATACCCCTGTTCCTTATACCGTCCATCGCGAATACTTGAGGCTAAATCATTCAAACTTTTTCTCTCAATAATGATTTTTTCATTTCCGTCATTATCACAAATAATTGCATCACCTAAGGGTAAATTTTCACTCACTACCTTAATGTCTTGATTATCTTCAATGTAAGCATGACACAATTGAATTAATTTACTCTCTCTATAATCTAATTTAATAAGCATTAAAAATACTATTAGTGCTTATTAAAGGTTTATGTTTAAATTATTTTAAAATTAGGTAAACAGATTACGATTACCAACGAAAAACGCCCGGACGGTTACGGCAACCAACACTGCAACCATATGCAAACGAGGCGGGGCTAACAGTGCAGGCACATCCGCACCCTAATCTCTTGCGGTAAACATTACCAACCGAGGCGTTAAGGCCGACCGTAGAGGGGAGACCGGGGCATCCCCAGTAAGCAGGGCGGTTCATTAAAGAAGAAATATTTTTCGCACGACCATTTTGAGTTCCCATTATTATTATATACTATTACACTATATATTTTATTTTTTTAATTATAATTAAATATAAAAATTAATTAAATATATAAAAAATTAATTAAAAATAAAAAATTAATTAAACTATATTAAAACATATTAAAAATAAAATTGATATGTTCTAAATACTATATGAATCATCATACAAGAACCGTTATACCTAAAACAATGGATAGTATCGCTAATCCCGACGATTTGAAATCCATTTTACAAGATGGCGATGTTACTAAATGCGGTGAGAGTTTAATTTTTAATCCATTTAACTCTGAAAATAAAGAGATTACATTGAGCGACGTTCAATCTATTCTTAAACGCTATGGTGTAAATACACCCGTTCATAATTTGGAATTATACAAACGCGCCTTTATTCATAGTTCTTATACTAAACGTTCTCAACACGAAAATCAAAGCAACAATATTACAATTATGCCTTGTCCGCCGGATTGCCTGCCTTTAAAAACAAAATCAAACGAGCGATTAGAATTTATTGGTGATGGTGTATTGGAACTTATTACTAAATATTATTTATACCGTCGTTTTCCTAAAGCGGATGAAGGGTTTATGACTGAGAAAAAAATTGCGCTGGTAAAGAATGAACACATTGGTAAATTGGCATACGATATGCATATTAATAAATGGTTAATTATTTCTAAATATGCAGAGGAGAAAAAAATCAGAACTAATTTGAAAAAATTAGGTTGCTTATTTGAAGCATTTATTGGTGCTTTATTCTTGGATTTTAATAAAATAGCGGTAAACGACGAACACGGATGGTTCAAGGATGTCTTTGTGACTGGACCCGGTTTTCAGATGGCACAAAATTTCGTAGAAAAAGTGTTTGAAGAACATGTGGACTGGACTAAAATTATTAATACCGATGATAATTATAAAAATATTCTTCAGGTAAAAATTCAAAAAGAATTTAAAACAACACCTGATTATTTAGAAATTAGTCATACCCTAGATGACGGTTATGAAATGGGTGTGTATTTGTGTCTAGGTAGACCAATCCATCAAATGAAACAACAGGACAGTGTACCATTTGAAACCTACGGTTCTTTTAAAAAGATTCAAGAAACATTACTAGAACAGTCGTATGTCTTTGTATTATTGGGAAAAGGTATTCATAAAATAAAGAAAAAGGCAGAACAAATCTCAAGTGAGATATCTATTAAAAAAATTGATAATGGCACCACGGATTAATAATACGGTGTAATAAATAATTGATACAAATAATACATTTTTTTACTTTTTTTAAAAAGTTGTATTATATAAGATATGGCAACTTCTCTTTTAGCTAAATTAAAAGTAAATAAACCTCCTGCAGTAAAAAAAGACATGGAAATCAGGATGAAAGGAAAAGTGAACGGTTTTGATAAATTAAAAAAACGAGAAAAGGAACCAGCCGAAGAAGATGAACAAGACGAAGCACAAGATGCTATCAAAAAACCTCCTCCTGAAAAACGAAAAGTGATGTTTGTGGATGAAACAAAAAATAAGGATTTTGATAGAGCAACTTTTTTAAAAACATTTCAGCGACCAAAAATAGTCAATGAATTCATGCCTGCGCCTGCGCCTGCGCCTGCGCCTGTGCCTGCGCCTGTAATAAATGAAGCAGAAAAGAAGAAGAAAACGAATAAAATAACACGTAAGTTGAAACTAAAACCAAGTGATAAAAAGGAACCAGAACAAGAAAAAGAACAAGAACAAGCAAAGGAACAAGAACAAGCAAAAGAACAAGAACAAGCAAAAGAGAAAAAACAGACTAAAACAACACGTAAGTTGAAACTAAAACCAAGTGATAAAAAGGGTGAGGGTGAACCAGCACCGGCAGAACCAGGACCTGCCGAACCAGGACCTGCCGAACCAGCCCCTGCCGAAGAAACACAACTTAAAAAAACAAAAGTAACAATGAGCAGAAAAACCAAAAAACCAATGATTGGTATTAAAGAAGGACCCCTTGGTATGATTAAAATTGATGATATTGCAATTGAAACACGTCTTAAGAAAAAATTAGAAGCACCGATTGTTATACCTGCCTCTTCTTATTATATGAACAACCGCGAAATTTTTGTTAATTTTATTGCATCTTTGTTTGGAAAATATAAAAAACAATTAGCAGAGGAGGCAAAATTACCAGCAACGTGTCCTTCCGGTAATGAAGAGAATGAAATTTCTTTGATGACCCATCAAGAAATTGTGCGAGATTATTTAAATGTGTATACACCTTACCGTGGATTACTCTTATACCATGGACTAGGTTCAGGGAAAACATGTTCATCTATTGCAATTGCCGAAGGTATGAAATCTAGTAAGCAAGTGATTATAATGACGCCTGCCTCACTTCAAGTGAACTATCGCGAAGAATTGAAAAAATGCGGTGATGCAATCTACCGTAAAAATCAATTTTGGGAATTCATTCAAAGTGAAGGAAAAGAGGATGAGCTTATTGAGAATTTATCAAAGGTTCTTTCGCTCTCCGTTGACTATATTAAGAATCAAGGTGGTGCCTGGATGGTTAATATGTCTAATCCATCCAATTACGAATCGCTTAGCCAAACGGATAAATTAAATATCAATAAACAAATTGACCAAATGATTGCTTATAAGTACAGATTTATTAATTATAATGGTCTACGTGCAACGAAAATAGTAGAAATGACCCAAAATAATACGATTAACCCCTTTGACAATGCAGTTGTTATTGTGGATGAAGCACACAATTTAGTAAGTCGCATTGTAAATAAAATAGGCAAGAAAAAAACAAACATTGCCACTACCTTATATTCTTTATTAATGAAAGCAAAAAATGCAAAGATTGTTTTATTATCAGGAACACCGGTTATTAACTATCCCAATGAAATTGCCATTTTATTTAATATTTTGCGGGGACACATTACAACCTGGTCTTTAAAATTAGATATTATTGCACAACGGCAAGTCAATACGGCCTATTTACAATCGCTCTTTAAACCTACCGTTCTTGGTGGTCATATCTTAGATTTACTGGAATACACACCAGCGCAAACAACCTTGACGATAACGCGCAATCCATTCGGATTTGTGAATAAAGCATCTGCAAAAGACGGGGATTATGGTGGCGTAAAATTAGAAATCGGCGATCGTGGTGAATTAAGTGATGATTCTTTTATAAAATTAATAACACAGATTTTAAAAAAGAATAATATTAACGTCCAGGCAAACGGCGTATCGGTTGAAAACTATAAAGCATTACCCGATACACTTGACGAGTTTAAAAATTATTTTATTGAAAGTAATGGGCAATTAAAAAATATGAGTATGTTTAAACGACGTATTATTGGGTTAACCTCTTATTTTCGCAGTGCACAGGAAAGTTTAATGCCAAAATATGCAAAAGAAAACCCTGCCGATTTTCAGGTCATTAGAATACCCATGAGTGATTTTCAGTTTACTGTATACGAAGAAGCACGCATCCAAGAGCGAAATCAAGAGAAAAAAAATGCAAAAAAATCTAAGATGAAAAAAGGCGGCACCGATGATTTATATGAAAATACGACCTCTACTTATCGTATATTTTCACGGGCATTCTGTAATTTTGTCTTTCCACGACCAACCATCCCTCGTCCGATGCCTGATAAAAAGAATGCCGCTGGCGAAGAAGCCGATTTGGCGGATGCAGTTGGTATTAATGAGGATGTTCTGGATGCAGTTGATGGCGAAGAAATAATGAATCGCGATGAATCGTTTGGCGAGGGCGAGGGCGAGGGCGAAGGCGAAGGCGAAGGCGCAGGCGAGGGCGCAGTCCTGGTTACAAAATCCTATAGAGAACGTATTAACGATGCCTTAAGAGAACTCAAGGAAAAAAGCGACACCTATTTGACGCCCGAAGCATTAGAAATATATAGTCCAAAATTCTTACATATATTAGAAAATATCAAAGACGAAGACCATGTCGGAATACATCTAATATACACTCAATTTAGATCATTGGAAGGCATTGGTATATTAAAATTAGTGTTAGAAGCAAATGGATTTACCCAATTTAAGATTAAAAAAACGGGCGAAGTATGGAACCTGGCCATTCCCGAGGAAGACAGCGGCAAACCGACATTTGCTTTATATACTGGAACCGAAACACCAGAAGAAAAAGAAATTATACGTAATGTATTGAATAACGCTTGGAAATATGTGCCTGACACGATTGTTACTAAATTAAAGGAGATTTCCGCTACAAATACGCTGGGCGATATTATTAAGGTCCTCATGATTACTTCTTCCGGGGCGGAAGGTATTTCCTTGAAAAATGTGCGTTATGTTCATATCACCGAACCGTATTGGCATCCCGTCCGCATAGAGCAGGTCATTGGGCGAGCACGTCGTATATGCAGTCACCAAGATTTACCGGAAGAATTGCGCACGGTAAATGTGTTTCTGTATTTAATGTCCTTATCTGATAAGCAATTAAAAAGTGACGAAACACGTGAATTGCGTTTACACGACAAGAGTCGCAAGAATAATTTAACGCCGGTAACAACCGATGAAACGTTATATGAAATTGCAACTGAAAAAGAATCTATTGCAACCAATCTTTTAACTGCAGTAAAAGAAGCGTCCATTGATTGCGTATTGCACGCAAAATCAAATGCAAAAGAAAAATTGCAATGCTTTACCTTTGGTTCTAGTGGAAATTCTAAATTTGCGTATAAAACAAGTTATCAAGATGAACAATCGGACATGATTGCCGATAGAAATAAAAAAGAAATCACATGGAAAGCCAAACAACTAGAAATAGATGGCGTAAACTATGCCTATAATCCCAAAACAAATGAAGTGTTTGATTTGGATAGTTATAAAAATGGTGATACCGTGAAAGTAGGTGACTTGGTAATTACTGGTAAGGGCAGCGAAGCAACCTATAAATTAGAGTTTATTTAATTCGTTAATTTCTCTCAGGACATTTACATAGGATATCTTTTAAAAATTGTTTTAGAACAAAGAGTGAACTAATAATCATAAATGCCGTGATTGTGTTTGAAAGATATATAACACACCGCACGGGAATATAATATATTGTAAAATACAATAGGGTGTATGGTATAATATTGGAGAGAATAAATATATACAAACACAGGAATGTAATTAAATAGTAGTAAATAAATAATAAATAATAATTCAGTTGTGAAAGGGGGCTCCCACTACGGTGGCGAATATTCATTTTAATTGCCATTTTTGTGCAACAATGCATATGGTTATTATCAATATCAAGCAATGCATTTATTAGTGAAGACATTTTGGTTGATTATCGTAGAGATACTTGTAAATAAGTATAATTATTTAAAAGTAATTTCAATTTTTTATATATGTTTTCGGTTTCGTATTCTTATTTCCATTATTTAGTTTGCAATAAGGCTAAGAGTTGTTTTTGATTTGCCAAAATCTCTCTTAACATTGTTGTTATATCGTTGTTATTATTAAATGGAGTTGTATTACTGGGGGTAACCGTTGGTAGTGTTGTTGTCTTTTTCTTTAAAAGTGCCATAAAATGTTCCGGGTCCACGGATGGTTGTCGCGGTTGCTGTTCAGTAAGAGCATCTGAAAAAGTAACTTGTTTTTTTTGTGAGTTATTGTTATTTAAATCAACCTTAATACTGTCGCCAATTTTTAATTTTACAATACTATTATTATTAATATTACGATTCATCATAGTTTCTTGTGTAGTTATATTATTTGGTAATTCTAACCATTTTTTTGCCTCTTCGGTATTTTGTCTATTTAATACGCTATTTAATTGTTCTTCTCTCATGGCAATTTGTTCTGCTAACAATTTATCCATTTCACTTCCAATAGGCATATCTAATGTATCAGAGAAATTAGGTTTTTCCGGTATTTTTACCTGGGATAAACTATCAAAATCATTTTGTTTTTTACTTAATTCATCTTGGAACTTTTGTTGGCGTTGTTCTGCTAATGCGGATGCATTGTATATTTCGGGCACAGACGAGGGTGAGGGTGTTTGTTGCTGCTGTTTGTAATTATTTCCAGTAACGATCATTTCACCAATAACCTTTTTATTTAAATCCACTAAACGATCCGAGGATTCATTTATTTGTTCAGCAAGTAAACTTATTTTTTTGTCAAATATTTCCTTAATTAGGTTAGATTTTGTTGGCGGAATACCTTCAAATGTTCGGTTATCACATAATATTTTCCAGACCATTCCTTTATTTGAATTCGCTGTAAATTGTGAGTATAAATTAGTGTTCATAGTGTGTGTTAATATAAAAAGTAGCGGTCTTATTTTTATATTATTTACAAATGTATAGTTATTAAATCTATGTATCTGAATTAAAGTATTTATCGCGTAATCGGTCCATTAATTCATCCGTTATTTTGTTCGTTTTAAAAAACGTATAATTATGTATATCCTTTAATAAGGTTACAATTAAATACAATGAATACATTCCACATTCGGTGTTGCTTTCTTGATGGACAAATGGTGCATTTAAATCATACTTTAACCTTAATCCTTTGGGATATGCATCGGTTCTTATCTGTAATCCTTGAGAGATAACCCGTTCACAAAATTGTTTCACTTGCTTAGGTATCATTGTGCCGTTACTATCAAAAAAGAATATGAACTTTTTATTTATATCAATAAATAACGAAATCCAATGTGCACCGCTTTTATCATGCGGGTCGGTATTAAAAATAATTCCGATTTTTTTAATCCCGTCCTTAATGTAACTTAATAAATCAAAATGACATAAATCATCCCAAACGCATTTATTTTCATAAAGATGTGTATCAAAGTCAATGGGGGTTGGTCCAATAAACCGAAAACAAGGATAGGTATGTTCATATTGTTTCATCACTTTTTCTATATCATTGCTATTCAACCAGGTATTGTGATTTTCTTTCCATTTTTGTGGCGATTTTGGTGCAAATGTATAGGTTGAGAGTTCATCATTTAAATTATTTTCCATGAATTTTTGTCTTAACCAGCACGATTCATTGTAACAAGCGTTTTTCATTTTATTTTTTAAACTATTCCAAATATCTTTCGGTTTTGTATCGGTAATAAGTGAATCTTTATGACGCGCATTCCATAAATTCTTCATTTTAATAAGAGCGTCTTTGGTATAACAACTGAATTTTTGCAATTCATCGTCATCCTTTGCGTTATTATCCATTTTTTTATTCTTTGCTTTTGGGGCACATTGTAACTTTTTAAATGTGTTGTTATTATTATTGCCGCCCTTTTTCTTACTATTTTTACGTGTTCTTTTATGCATTTTCTTATTGTTTATTGTTTTCATATAGGTGATTTTCTTTCGCTGCCTATTGATAGTTCTCTTAATTCTATGTTTCATTCTATTAATATTTATGGAGATAAATCTTTTTCACTTATACTTGTTTCACTTATACTTGCTTCACTTATACTTGCTTCACTTATACCCTCTTTTTTCTTAACATTTTTTTTCAATCCTTTTGGTTTAATGCCTTTTGTTTTTAGTGTAGGATTTTTTAAATCTATATCCAGTTTAAGTGGTATTATTTTTTTACTATTTTCAGAATTATCATTCGTTGGTAGTTGAATCACATAATTATCTAAACTTGGTAGTGCAATTGTTTTACGCATCATTATTGAATTTGCGTCTTCTACTGTGTCCACATTAAGTGCTTTTATTGTATCTACTAAATCTATATCTAATTTCTCAGTCAAGGCATCACCTTGTGTATGTTCTTGTTGAATAATGTCCTGCTTATCAATCGATTCAAAATAATGGATTGAATGTATTGCAAATAAATGAGATAAATGTTTTAATTCATTGTTACAGTGCAATGGTTCATCCCCTTTTAAAAAATCCTTAAAGAGAGATATAATACGCTTTTTATAAAATTTAATACCTTCCGTATGTTTTAATAGATTACTTCCGTCCTCTTCGTTAATATATCTTTTTTTTAATTTAGTTAAATAGGATGGTTTGGTGAAAAAATTTAAGGTTGCATTTGTCCCTATATCCGAGTGTATATGAAGAAACGTGGTTTTTTCGTCATTTAACTCTGGTATGTCATTTACAATGTCAGACACATCATTTACATTTTCAAGACAAACATCTTCCATTTTACATTATGTAATAAATAAATTACATAATGTATCGTTATTATTTTTCGGTATTATTTTTGATGATTATAAAATACAATCTCTCTTTTTACCTTACTATGTTTACCTTTACTATGTTTACCTTTACTATGTTTACCTTACTGTATTTCCTTTACTTGTTGGCGCGTGCAATTATCAAACATGTTTACTCCCATCGTTTCAGGGCACGGATGAAAGGGTTCAAATTCCGGTTTTTCAAACAGATAAGGGAAATTTTGTTGAATGGTGGTATCTATCACTGGTCTTATTTTGCTTTCATACATATCACTATTTTTGGAAGGAATGTAGAGACCTTGACCTGCCCCGCGCTGAAGAGCAAAAAATTGGTTACGTAATTGCGATTCGGTGTTCACATTATTTGCAAAACCACTCCAAGGTCCTTGGGCATTTCCTGGATTAAAGATGTGTTCTACATTGTAGGACGGACGTTTTTGTATGGGAACCGTTGGTAGTTCGCGTCGGTCAATCAGTGGCATAGAGGCATACTTTGTTGACACTGGACGAATACCAAAACTAGATTGTAATTGTTCACTCGGAACATTACGTTGAGTAAGTCGTGCATTTAATTCTTCGGTTCTTTGATTTCCAGGTTTTATGCGATCCATAGATGTATATAAATGATTAACATTATTATATTGTTGGTTTAATGTTTTAATGTTTTATTTTTTCTCAACATTTTTCTTCTCGTATTCATCGGTTTATTCAATTTAAAAAAAATCTCTAAATTGGTATATAAGTTTTTACTTTCGGTTACATCATCCGTATGTTTTTCCTCACTTTTTACTATTACATTATAATTATAACGTTTCATAAATGAAATGATATATTTTATAAACTCGTCTCGGTTAATAGGTTGTTTATTCAAGGTAGTGTGTTTATGTTTTAACACTACTCTATCATAATATCTAGAGGCCATTTCATAAAAGGATAAATTGTATTTGTAAGGTTTTATGCGGATATACTTGACCCTTTCTTTATCCATTAAAGGATGGTATAAATCATCTATAAAGCATATTTCGGATGATTCGGGTATATTTGTGCAACGAATTAAGTCTTTAACGGATTTTTCATGGCTTGTGCGCTTCGGTTCTACAATTTTGCCTTGAACTTTATAGGCCGCTATAATACCGTTAAATGCTTTATATCCTAATTTATAATTAAAATAATCGTTTATCATTTTCGTCCAACTTTTGGGACCTTGATTATTGGTATATATATAACTTTCATCACACATCGTTCGTTTCTTTTTATTATTAATCATATGTAAAATCCGGAATATTTCAGGGCGAAAAAATTCTGGGAATACATCTAACACTTCAAAAAAAGAATTGTTGGGTAATTTTTTACCATAAAAACTTTCTAATGCATCCCAAAAAATAGATACTTCAGTAAAATAACCGAGTGTCTCGTCCAAATCAAACACACATACTTTATATGGTTTATGGGTTTTTATGACCTTCATATGTGTTAGTCGTCTGTTAATATAGAGTGATATATTATTATGCATATAAATTAGCATTAATAACAGTGTGAAAATACATAGTGTGAAAATACATAGTGACCTATATCGGTGTCCACTAAGTAGATGACGAATACGTATAGAGTTTAACATCGCTGAACGAATGGTATTATACTATTATAATAATATTATTATACTATAGTAACAAGATAATGCCTTTGCGTAAAAATAAAACGAAACAAACGAAACAAACACACCCGTTGACAATGAAAGATTACAAAACTATTTTAAACTATTACACGATTGACCATTCATTATTCACAAATGCTACTATAAAAAACAAGGTTCATGCTATCCTTGCTAAAAAATTATGTAAATGTATTAAAAAGGTCAAGGGAAAAAATAAAGACGAAGGCAGAGCGATTGGTATTTGCAAAAACAGTGTCATTACGCGTAAAAAGATAAAAATATTTACATTTAATTGTAAAAAGGGAGCAAGATTAAATCCAAAAAATGGCACTAGAAAGGTAAAGGTTGAAAAAATATAGTATTTCTAATACGTTGTAAATCATATTATAACGTATTATTGGTATATATTAGTGTGAATTGATGAAACTGTATAATAAAAAAGTCGCTATTGTATTTTCAGTATTATTAACGCTTATTATTTTTCAACTCTTATTGCTTATCGTACAAGGTCTAAAGGGATTTCATAAATATTTTTTATTAAAGGAAAAGAATTTGTTAGAGAGATATGGTGCAGGAAGTTGGGTGGTTATTACCGGTGCTTCTAGCGGACAAGGGTATGATATGGCGCTTTCTTTTGCCGAAAGGGGATTTAACTTAGTATTAATTGGGTCTAAACGCACCGATACTACGCTTGCTGCAATTCATACGCAATATCCAGCGGTAAAAACAAAAGTCATTTACAAGGATTTTAGAGATGCATTTAAAGATGATTTTTTTCAGGAAATACAAGAAGCATTTGATGAACTTGGCGATGATTTAGCCGTTCTAGTAAATAATGTCGGTCATCGGGTTGGTTGGAACCCCTACCATGAAATGGATTCGGCTTATATTAGAGATGTTATTGCAACGGGAACCATCGTCCAAAGTCGGTTAACGCATATGGTTATACCCCTCTTTATTAAACGGCGCAAGGAACATAAAAAACGAAGTGGGTTAATTAACATTACCTCACAGTGTATTCATCCTAATTTTTTGTTTGGACTAACCATGTCAAACGAAATTAGTGTGCCTTATTTAAGTGTTTATGAAGGAGCAAATGCGTTTGGATTTTATCAAGGCACGTCCATTTATAAAGAATATCACACTGAATTTGATATATTGAATATCACGCCGGGGGCAGTGGTCACAAGCAATACACGTTGTTTAACCAATACAATCAATACAATCTTTCATGTTTCTAGTGATGCTTTTGTCAAACAAATTATGAAAATGATTGGAAATGTGGAAGGCGCCACGTGTGCTTATTGGGGGCACGCTTTATCAAATTATCTCATTAATTTTTTACCAATTATCAAGGATAGTTTATTGAGAAAGGTCGGTGAAACAATTGCCAACGATTTTATGACTAAAAAAACGAATCCGGATAATAAATCGTATCTCATCAACCCGGAGGTTCCAGTCGCTACTATGAAAAAGAGAACGAAGAGAGATAAGAAGAAAAATAAAGTTATCACCGAACCAGAGGCACCGGCAGAGGTCATGTAGCAGTGTGCTATTATTCTAAATACTTCATTGCCTTTAAAATGACAGTTTCTTGATTTGTTAATTTTTGGAATACTATCACTTCCGATAATTTTATTTGAAAAACCAGATTCATCTTATTTTTACATCTTATATGAATATCATCATTTATGTGCCTTATATCACATATAATACCTCCGTTTGTTAATTTTAGTTGTTCTGGGTTTTTAAGTGATATCCAGCGAATATAACTGCCGAACTTTAAATATTTTACATCATCAATAAAACGGTATTCTTTTAGTTTTTTTTGTAATAGTCCGAGGTCTGCTTTTTTAAAATTTAATTGTTGCAATATCTTATTTTTGTTTGTAGCAATGGTTGCAAAATCTAAATCAACGATATCTTCGTTCTCGTCATTGTTTAATGCACATAAAAGTTTATCTATATCCATTCGGTCTATGTATTTATTGATTATATAATATAAAATTTAATATTTATATTATAGTTTGGGTTGATTATATTAACACCTTTTTTGTTTCATTGGTTTCATTGGTTTCATTGGTTTCATTGGTTTATTAAATTCGTGCATCTATTAAGTGTTAGTGCTAACGAACATGAACTATGCAATGGATTATCCAAATAAATTGCGTCTTTAATTTCAAGGAGAATAGCATCATCGGTCCACATCAATCCTTTACTCGTTTTACACGATTTTATATACTCAACCCATGTGGGGTTTTCAATAATCACGTTATACCCGCGTTGAATAATTTCTTCTTCATTTTCAATCGTTGTCATTTTTTACACTACAACCTAACTGATATAATTATAGTATTATTTTTATATCATTTATTATATCATTTATTATATCATTTATTATATCATTTATTATATCATTTATTATATCATTTATTATATTAATTATAAAAATGAATTAAACACTACTACCTAGTATAATGTAGATAAAAGAAGATAAACATGCCTTGCCAATTTGTATTACAGATTGTCGGAATTACCGAAGGAACGATAGTAAAGCGCCCATCTGCATTATACCCAACACTGAGTGAGTTGTCTGATGTGAAACTATCTGCCAACAGTGCTAGTGCCGGTGCCGGTGCTAGTGCCGGTGCCAGTGGAAATAAACCTACGATGGTGTTAGCATACACGCCTTCCATGGACTGTGATGGTTTGGCGAACGCAACTACACAAGTCCTGGTTGCGCCTTGTCCGCCCGATCAAGAAGAAGATGTGTGTATTTTAAGCAAACTTGGTTCAAATGACCCATTTACCCATGCAGTATTTCTGTCGGTGTTTAAAGAAAAGGAACTAGATGAGAATGGAAATCCAACTAAAATTATGATAAAAAGGAAGAAAAATATTTTCAAGAAAAATGAAACAGAGATTGATGAGGATGACGATGAATATGAAACCGAAGACAATGAACAGTATATTGCAATTAATCCAAAACTTGCCGTTGAAGTAACGGAAAGTCTCATTGAAAAACAATTAATTACCTTACTGCCACCCGTTAAAACATTTAAGCGAAATGTGCCAATGTATTTGGAAGATAAGGTTGATTCTGTATTTAGTTTTATTGGGTTCTGTCAAGATAATGTTCCTTTTATTATAGAGGTGAATAATGTTCCTTATGCCGAATACAAGCACGGTGAGCGACGTCTTGATATTGGACCTGGAAATCCTCCTTCAGGAAACATTAAAAATCGCCATTTCACAAAAACGGCCTATTTTCCCGAAAAGGATTGCACCAATACCGTTGAGTTGATTAAGCGAATTAAAGACCTTACTACGATTAAGAGGGAGTCTGTTACACGTTGTTATATTGCTTATATTATTGAACGAACAGATATTTCGCATTTTGAGATTTCAAAATACAATGCAGAGTATCAAGAAGCGGTTAAAAGTGCAATGTCCGAAGGTGTTATTATTGTTCCTATTGTCATTAGTTGGACCAATGAAGGCGTTGCATTGTTTGTAACCGATAGTTTGCCATTCTTGTCGCCACTGTAAACTAGGTGGCGGCGGACACTCATGTTGAGACTGAAATTAATAAAAAATTGATTTTTTTATTAATTAAATTAACACATCTTACGCCTACTAATGCAAAACCACAGAATGAATGTTCTCTTTGAAACCAAAACAACAACGGATAGGTTAAAACGCGAAGCAATTGACCGCTTAAATTCAGTTGTGGCTGATTTACCAAAATATAAAAATGACTTCACCGATTTAATGTGTAATTTTACAATTGACAAAACCCTGAAAATGTTGTATACAATTGACCGTGACCGCGAATTCAAATCATCCAAATACTATCATTTATATAGTATCTATTTTGATGAAATTGAAGATATGATATTTAAGGTTGATCTATAAAATGGCGATGGATGTATTTGTGTAGATTAAAATAAGTAAGTCTATTTTTCTCCCCTTGTGGTTGTTCCTTATCTTCTTCCTTATCCGAGAGATTAAATAGTTTACACAACGAAGGATCTAGATTAATATATTTTCGTGCTGTTTGATTTTGTAATTTATGATTCGTAATATAATTAATAATATATTTTGTGGCGTCATTTAAGGTCGTTTTATTACCTGCTTCTAAATTCATAAACCTACATAATTCCGGTGTAATTGAACGTTGAATATTAAAACCGACACCCAATTTAATTTTTTTTTGAGTTTGGTTACTCTCTTTAAATAGCGATGTCTCTTTTATTTTTGGTTGTTTAAGAACTGCATGTAGTAGTGTGAGTTGTTTCGTAGGGGTCGGGTGGGGGTCTTGTTGAATCATCGTTGTTTCAATAGAGGAGTCACACTTCGTATTTAAAATCTCGCTTGTTTTTTCTAGTGTCGGGTGAATCGTTGATGATGTAAGTAATTCAGTTCCATCAACGTGGACCACCTCTGCTGCATCCGCCACATCCGCCACATCCG